CAAACCACGCTACAAGCCGCAGGGCTGGAGTTTGATTACCACCCCTATGACCCAGCCTTCCCGGAATACGGGCCTCCCGTCGAGGCTGATATGGTCTGCTGCATTGATGTGCTGGAACACATTGAACCCGACCGGCTCGACGCGGTGTTGGATGACCTCGCCCGTATCATGCCCCGGTTGGGCTTCTTCAGCGTCCACACGGGGGCGGCTGGCAAGGTGTTAAGCGACGGCAGGAACGCCCATCTTATCCAAGAGCCTGCGCGGTGGTGGCTCCCCCGCCTCTGTGAGCGGTTCCACATCCACCACCTCCAGCACCATCAACTCATGGGTCAAGGCTTCTGGGTCGTCGTCAGCCGCGTCTGAAGCCACGCAACCGTTTCGGCAGGGTCACGGGCTAGGTACCACATCCCGAGCGGCTCAAACGCCTCCTGAAAGCGTTCCTGCCCTTTCCGCATTTTGCCCGTCGGGGTCTTGATTTCAAGGAACGCCGCGAAGCCGGGGGCGGTGACCAGTTTGTCCGGTACTCCCTGCCCTGCTAACCCAAGGTCATAGACGGTAAACCCTGCTGCCCGTACAGCGGTCGTAATGTCAGCGTCGTTCGCATCCCGGCGTGCAGCGTAGCGCATTAGAAAGACCCGTCAGCCCATTCGTACCAGAGTTTGTAGGCGCGTACAAATTCCTCCACGCCTTCCCCGAGCAGCATTGCTTTGCCCTGCGGCGGCACGAAGAAAAACCGCGCTATCCGTAGCCCCTCGTCCGTATCCCCGCGCACCACCCACACTTGAAAGTTTGGCGTGGCAGCGAGTGCCTGCAAGGTGCGGCGCAGCCCTTCGGACATCCTTTCACCCTCGCGCTTCCACTCAAGCACAAGGAACTTGCCCTTGCGCTCCACAATGCCGTCGATGTTGCACGGCGTGATTTTAGGGTTGTTCGGCAGCAACCCGAGGAATGCACCGTAGTCAATATGCGATGCATTCCGGCTCCTCATTAGCCGTTCAAACTCCACGGCGTTTTTCGTGCGCTGCGCGTTGTGGTGATACCCATCCTGCGCGGGTCTTAACCCAGCCGCGAGACTTCAGTAATTCCTCGCCACCGCAAGCACCGCTGCGATGCTGGAGGATGCTCGACGCGCCGAAGAACTTTTCCCCGCATTGTTTACAGGTGCGGGTCATTTGCTCCCCCTCGCACGGATGGCATTGACGATTTCCTGCGCGTTGTTGTCCGACACGCAAAGCCCATAAACAATCTTCGCACACGCCTCCCGCTCGGCCTCTGCGACAAGGGCGGCGAAGCGTTGGTCACGAACTTCCAACCATCCGGGGTGATACTCGCCTTTTTGATAAATGGTGTCGGCGTAATCTTCGACCTCCCGCGCCCATCGGATAATGTCCTCGCGGGGCAGGGTGATGTTCTCGCTCACGGCTTCACCTCCTGCCGCTCTTTGAGCCGTGAAATACCACGGGGGCCAAAGAGGCAAAACACCATCGTCTTGAGGTGCGGGTTACCCAATACCTCCCCGGCAGGCGCATCGCGCAGGTGCATCGCAACGACACCGCGAAGCCACTCCATGCGCTCGGCTGTATCTGCGCCCTCCTCGACGGTATACCTCGCCCAAAGCGCATCGCAGAGTTTCAATCGGTTTATCGGGGTCGGTTCCTGCTTGTCCCAACCCCTCGCAGCACGGTCTTGCGCGGCAATAAACATCGCATCGTCCTGCGCCTTCTGCTCCGGTGACTTTTGGGGGCGGTCGGGCTTCTTCTTGTCCTTAAGTTCAAACAAACCCTGCCATTGATTGCTGATGCTTTGGTTAACCACAGCATCTTGGTCAGCGCCGTACCGCGACAACTTCAATTTCATCGCGTGTTCGCTGGCAGTCTTGATGGGCTTGCGGATGGCGACCCTATAGGCAACCCATCGCTCCCATGCGGCTTCGTCTAGTTCGTGCATCGTAAGTCTCCTATCTGTGGAGGTTTGAGAATACTCGTTAACTCAGGTGAACGCAACAAGTTTAGTTCAGGCTTTTAAGATTTCAGACTGACTTGGATTCAAGATGGTCTAGAAGGAGGGTCTAGACCCTGATGACTGATGGTGAATCCGCACGGTTTAGACGGAATACGCCTAAAGCGAGTCGTGCGGAAGATGACTGACGGAGCCATCCGCTGTCGGCTACTTTTCACGGTTTCCCGTGTGTGGTTCGCGCTTCCCGACGACACGCTGCGCGTTCAGAGACCCACTGCCCCGGTCTGAATTTAAGGTAATGCTGCGCGTTGTTTCCCCGACCAGCATTCCCGAGCATGGCGTGGTGGGGTGGTTGACAGAACTAGAACAGTCCATCAAACTTCCATCACGCTCACTTCGCATCTGAAGCGTAAGGGCATTCCCCCCGCCCCGTCAAGCCCCCGCCATGTGCGGGGGTTTGTCGTTTCTGGGGGGTTCTGCGACTTCTGCGACTTTTACCTAGTCCCCCCGTATACGCGCACACACGCGCTAACGGTACTTTCAGGATAAAGGCGCAAAAGGCGCAGATGAGAAAAAACATCGTGGGATTTTTTCCCACGGAACGCCGTAGGCGCGATTACAGCGCCTCGTGATGCAGGGCAGGGGTAGGTAGCGGGGTAGCCGTAGAATCGGCTGCAATCGGCGGGGTCGGGGCTTGTAGAGCCTTCCACTGCCATACCCTCATGGGAGGCAATCGACCTGCCTTGACCCACCGTGAGACAGCCGGACGGCTAACTCCCAGTTTACGAGCGAGGGCGGCTTTGCTACCTGCAACGGCAAGGGCGGCTTGGATGTCCATTCGGCGAAAGTTAACGCCTGTAAAAATAAATGCAAGGGGGGTGTTGACATACCCGTAACCTGTGTTAACCTATCCCTGTCGAGTCAATCCACAGATAGGAGCAACAGACATGACTGACATGACACGCGAATACGAACTGGTCGAGGGGTTGCATTGCGAACTCGACTTCGAGTTCTGCAACGACGGCACGATGGATTCAGCCGCCATCACCTCCATCAAACTGCCGGACGGCACTTGGCTGACCCTCCCGGCCCCCATCTTTGTTCACACCGACAAACTCTCGGAGTTTGCCGAGCGCGAGAAAGCCGAGCGCGATGCTGACTGGGCCGCCGAAGACCGGCTCGACCGCCGCCGCTCGTGGGAGGACAACCTGTGAACATTTGGGAAGAACTTGCCGCTCTTGAGAGCCGCATCACCGACAAGACCCTTCGTGCCGCATGGGCGCGGATGGTTCAGACCCGCAGCCCTGCCGACTGTGTGCTGGTGCAGGAAATTGCCGACGACACGGATGGCGAATATATGTTCTGGCGGCTGGCGTTGTGCGCCGAGGAATACGCCACCATCGAACAATCGCTGGCACACCTGCTCATCAAGGTGACCGAATGAAAACCGTTGGTTTGTACCTGTTCTCGTTTGCCATGTTTGCCGCCCTCGCGTGGCTTGCTGTGAGGACTTTTTAATGGACGACTGGCAACAGCAGCGCGAGTGCGAGGAACGCCGGTACTACACCGAGCCGGTCATCCTCACTTGGACGCAAGCCGATATCGACCGCCACAACGAACTGCGGCGCGAACTCAAACAGATGATTGAGGAGAGCAAGAAATGTCGGAACTTCTGAAAATCAATGTCAACGACCATGTTGAAAAGAAAGGCAACCTGTCTTATTTGTCGTGGGCGTGGGCGTGGGCTGAAGTGTTAAAGATTGACCCCGGCGCACAATGGACGGCGCACGAATGGGACAACAGCCCAATCATGGTTCTGCGAAACGGCACAGCAATGGTTAAGGTCAGCGTCGAAATTAAGGGCGACATCAAGACCTGCATTCTTCCTGTCATGGATAACAGGAACAGAGCCATCGTTGACCCTGATGCGTTTGCCGTGAATAGCGCCATCATGCGTTGTCTTACAAAGGCCATCGCAATGCACGGGCTTGGGCTTTACATCTACGCGGGTGAGGACTTGCCAGAGTCGGAAAAGGCCGAACCTAGCCCCGAAGTGCTGGCGCAGATTGCGTCTGTGACTGACGCGGCTGCGCTCGTTGCCCTCTTCAAGTCGCTTGACCCCGCCATCCGCGCAGCGCACATGGATGCGTTCAGCGCACGCAAGAAGGAATTAGCCTAATGGAACAGCGTACAGACGACTGGTTTGCGGCACGGCTTGGCAAGGTCACAGCCTCCCGCGTTGCGGATGTCATTGCCAAGACCAAGACCGGATATGGCGCAGGTCGTGCTAATTACGCGGCTGACCTTGTGGTTGAGCGGCTGACAGGTCAGAAGGCATCCTCGTTCACCAACGCCGCGATGGAGTGGGGGACAGAGCAGGAGCCGAACGCCAAAGCCGCC